TTAAAAAGAAAATAAAAATTAATAAAAAAAGAAAAGAAAAAGTATACGCAGTTGTTTTTTTTTGCGTGGATCTTTTATGTGACTATAAATTCTTTTTATCTAGTCACTCGGTTAACTCATAGGGGGATATAAAACTATAACATGAAGAATGAGTATTTTTCGTCCGGTACCCCCCAAAGGTTGATTGTTCGGGGAAACAAAATGCTTGACAGAAGTATTGAGAATGCCAAGAATATTGTCATTTTGGTAATCTGGTAGGGAGATGTGGATCCTACTGGTGATCATAATGGCGCAACCGTATCAGGTTGACCGTCTTGAAATCCTCGGATCCTTCCAGGGAGAAAAAAAGTGTAACTCTGAAAGGAACCGGGCCCTCACCGTGGGACTGCCTAAAAACATGAATATCGGATGCTTAAAACTTGAGGGGGTAAGTCTGGCGTATGACAAGAGAGCGAACCGAGCATTTTAGCAAACTGGAATTGAGTTGCCCTTGTTGTGGGGTTATGGGGATGGACCAGGAGTTCTTGGGGATTCTTGAGGCGGTCCGGAAGGAGTACGGGAAGCCGATGAAACTGAATAGTTCATTCCGGTGCCGTGAACATAATGCCGCGATTAAAGCAAAATCGTCTTCCAGCCATTGCCTGGGGTTAGCGGTCGATATTTCATGTGAAGGATCCCGCCAACGTTACGATCTTATCCGGCACCTTTTAAAGCATGTCACCCGAATAGGAATTGGTGAAGGATTTATCCACGCCGACAACGATCTTGCCAACAAGTCTGCCAATGTCATGTGGGATTATTACTAATGTTCACGGATTTCTTATGCCCCGAATGTAAGTCTAGTTCGGTTTTAGGAGATGCCAGAACTGGTCATATTGTATTTATATGTCAGAAGTGTGGGAAGCAAGAGTCGGTCAAGCACCAGTACAACGTATCGAAGCCTTACTACTATATATCAAGCGAAAATCAATTCATTGTAGACATGTTAGGGAAAAACTAATGACCCGAAGGTGGATGTTTCTAGCGATGCTAATCTTGTTGACCGGTCCCTCACTTGTCAACTCTCAAGATATTCCGGCTCCTCCTCCTCCGGATACTGCAATTCGCTGGGATGTCCACCGATCGGTCCATGATTAAACACACACATTAAGGAGATCCTTATGAACACAATTTTTAAACGATTAAGAGAACCTTCAAGCTGGGCATCACTTGCCGCTATGCTGGCCCTGGTCGGTGTTAATCTTCCAGAATCCATGATGCAGAACATCACGCAAATCGGCATGGGATTGGCCGGAGTTCTCGGGTTCTTTATGAGTGATCCCGGTAACAAGGAATGAGGAATTACCGGAAAGAGTACGACAATTATCAGGGTACTCCGGAGCAACGCAAGAATAGGAGCTCCCGGAACAAAGCCCGGAGGAAAATGGTGACATCCGGGAAAGCCAGCAAGGGTGACGGCAAGGATGTGCACCATAAGGATGGTAACCCGAAAAATAATGCCCGTAAGAATCTCACCATCATGGGCAAATCACTCAACCGGAAAATGAAATGACACTTTACTTGATTGGTGGTGCGGTCCTGTTTGTTGCCGGTGTGTTTATCTATGCATATCGGCAGGGAAAAAGAATCGCAAATCTTGACACCCTCATAAATTCAAACGAACTCAGCAATGAGGCCAAGGAAAAAATTAAGGAGATCGATGCAAAATTTAAGAAAACAGTTAGCGGCATTGACCGTGATCGCGTTGTTAACTTTTGGCTGCGCGGGAATAAGTCAAAGAAACCTTGAAACATTTTATGTGCCGGATCGCCCGGTCATTGAACCGGTTCCGTCCGGCACAACAATTGGATTACCGGAGGATCAATTCGTTGATCTGACTAAGTACGTTGTCGAGCTCGAAGGTGTGGCAGAGAAATGCAACGCCCAATCGGAGGTTTTTAATGAAGCGCGATAGCAAAGGGCAGTTCGCGGATACAGGAAAGGTCAATAAGAAGCGCGGACATACGAATAAAGACGAAAAGGTCAAGATTGATGAGCTTTGCAAGAAGAAGGGATTTAACCCGGTAAGCTGGTTGATCGAGGTGGCATCGAATGAGGAGATCCCGTGGCGTGAACGGATCCGCGCCACCATCGAGATCAATTCATGTTTGCACCCGAAGAAAAAAGCCATGGATGTGGCGGTCGATCAGACCATCACCCTGGTACGACAAAACTTTATGGAGACAATTGATGTCAGAAATCTCGATACCTCATCTATACCGACCGCGTACTTATCAAAAGCCGGTTTGGTTAGCGATGGAGCTCGGAGTAAAAAGGCTGGTCCTGGTGTGGCACCGAAGATGCGGAAAGGACACAACAAGTCTCAACGTAATGATCGACCAGATGCTACAAAGACCGGGGAGTTATTACCACTTGTTTCCGACAGCCCGACAGGGGAGGAAAGCGATATTTGAAGGGATTGGGAAAGACGGTCACGCTTTCATGTCACATTTTCCGAAACAGATAATTGCTCGAAAGAATGATCAGGAAATGCTGATCGAGGTCAAAGGAGCGAAGGGGAATTCTATTTACCAGGTGGTCGGCACCGATAAGGGTATGGATTACCTCCGGGGAACCAACCCGGTCGGCGTGATCTTCTCGGAGTATTCGAGAATGAGCCCCGCTGTATGGGACACGATCCGTCCGATCCTTAGGGAGAATAATGGGTGGGCGATCTTTGCCTATACCCCCTGGGGAGAAAACCATGGATACGATATGTATGAAATGGCCAAGGATAATGAAGAATGGTTTGCCAGTTTGCTAACCGTTGAAAATACGGTTGACCATGAGGGCAAACCGCTAATCAGCCAGACGGATGTCCAGGAAGAACGCGATTCTGGCATGAGTAAAGAAATGGTTGCCCAGGAGTTTTATTGTTCCTGGCAGTCTGCACTTCCGGGAGCGTATTTCGCAAGTGAAATGGAAACCGCCCTGGAACAAGGTCGAATCACCAAGGTGCATTATGAACCGGAACTCCCGGTCGATACCTATTGGGATCTTGGTGTGGCCGATGAAAATTCAATCTGGTTCGCCCAGCATGTTGGGAATGAAACCCGCCTGATTGATTATTACGAAAATTCCGGTGAAGGTTTGGTGCATTACATCCAGACACTCCGGAGCAAACCATATATATACGGCAAACACCATGCGCCGCATGACATCCAGGTGCGAGAGTTTTCAACCGGACGATCAAGAAGGGACACCGCGCTGAATCTCGGAATTGATTTTATGGTCGGCAAGAAGGTCGAAAAGATGGAGTCGATCGATTCACTCCGGCGTTACCTTGGGCGTTGCTGGTTCGATGCCGAGAAATGCAAACTGGGAATCGCGGCACTACGCAACTTTCACAAGGCGTTCAACGATAAGACCCGAACATTCTCTTCTCCGGTACATGATTGGAGTTCGCACGGGGTCGATGCATTGATTGAATGTTCGAATAATTTCTATCTAGATGGATTTGAAACATCAAATATGAAACAAACTCAATCGATGAATGATTTTGATGTTTTTAATTCGGGCAGGGGTGATTTATTTAGCGTATGAGTTTGCCAGCGTTACATGATTTTCTTTAAATTGATAATAACTTACTAGGAGTTTTACAGATGGGTTCATTCTTTAGTCCACCAAGTATACCAAAACCAAGTCCTTCTCCGCCTGCCCCAAGACCCGTTATGTTGCCTCCCCCACCCGCTCCGCCCGAGCCTCCAAAGGCTCCTCCAGAAATTGATAAAACAGCGGAAGAAACCGAGGCTAGACAGGCATTACTCGCAAGAAAACGAGGCGGAAGAAGATCAACTATTATGACAGGACCACTGGGTGACACAACCGGGGCCGATTCATATAAGAAAAAACTTTTAGGAGATTAAATGCCAGATATCATTTCGCTCCTAAAACGTCACGAAAAACTAAAACAGCGGCGAGTTCAATGGGAGCCCTTCTTTAGGGATGTTCGAGATTATATTCGCCCGAGAAAAGGCAAAGTCGATTCGTCCACATTACAATACGGGCAGCCATTAACTAACAAGCGATTTGACTCCACCGCGACTGAAGCGAATAGACTTCTGGCTTTATCAATGCAGAACTCTCTTTGCCCGAGCTCCGTGGTTTGGTACAAGCTAAAAATTCCGGATGCTCACCCGATGGCAGAGCTCAACGATGATCCGGAAGTCCAGGCGTGGTTCGATGCGGCCGTTCAGAAAATGTTCTTCACCATGCATCAATCGAATTTTTATTCGGTGATCGGTGAAGCGTTCCTGGATTACACATCGTTCGGCACCATTTGCGTCATGGTTGATGAAGATGATCTGACACATCCGAATTTTAACGGGGTCATTTACAAGTCTATGCCAATCGGTGAGTTTGTTTTTGCCGAGGACCGCCGGGGTGTAGTCGATACTCTTTTTTGGGAATACAAACTAACAGCCAGGCAAGCCGCCCAGCAATTTGGTTTGAAAAACTTACCCGAAGTTATTAGAGAAGCCGCTCAAGATAAGCCGGACGAAGAATATGATTTTGTTAGGGCAGTAATCCCAGCGGAAGAATACCATTCTAAAAAACGCCGAGGCAAGGAAACGCAAGCATGGACAGCGATAGATATTTTTGTCCATGGTAAAGAAAAAGTTGCCGAGTCCGGATACAACGAATTCCCGTACGCAATCGGCAGGTTCGCAAAA